TTGTCCTGATTACATTTCCAACAGCTGGGTACAAGATTTGATGTAAGGTCTTGCCCTCCATAACAACGAGGGCGAACATGATCCAGAGTAAGTTCGTGTAATTCATAAGTTTCTCCGCAATAAACACATTGACAATTGAAATGTTCCTTAATGGCTCTTCGCCAAAGTCTTTTAGCTTCAGGACTTGTCATGGTTATTAGGTTTTGTAGGTAGTGATCAGGACTTGGAAGCAGTGGAGTCATTAGGCGTATTTACCTCCCATGCGAGGACGCCTACGATTCTTTGATTTAGACTCAAGTTTGCCTTTGTTGTTACCGGTGTGGCTAGCATCTTTACCATCACCGTTACCATATGTGCCTAGTTTTCTATTTAGTTTGTTTGCAGCAACGCGAATCTTCAATCCTTCGCTAGACTTGTTGTATTTAGCTTGTTGCTTTAACCTACGACGGTTAGCTGCTGGGTTTTTGTCGTAGTAGCTCTGGGTTTTACCTTTTGCCATACAACCTCGTCTGAACAAGTTCAGGGTCTACTTTGGGCATAATAGTTGCAAGCTTATCCAACGGGTTACCATCGTATGCAACACCGCTAATATCGTTAGTTTTAAGCCAATCACATGCTGCTTTTAGGTCAGATGTGGTAGCTTCTCCAGACTTAATGCGACTAAGGAACTCCTTAGTAACAAGATTATGGAGTTCATTGAATTGATCTTCGGTGGCTTTTTTTGTGTTAGCCATTTTTCATAATCATTTGGTCAAGTTTTTCTTCAATACGGACCATGTGTGCTTCCATTTTATGAAAAGCGTTTTCAAAGTCCGATTTAAAGACATAATGCCTAGCCATTGTTAGTTCAGCAGTGTCAACACGACGATCTACCTCAGCAACACGACTATGAACATCATCAATACGCCGATGAATACGGTTAGTTAGGGCTGCTAACCCTGTTATTACAGCAAGACTTGCTGCTACTCCTGCTTCAACCATACTGATCCATTAGTTTAATTAGCTTGTGTGAGTAATCAGGATCAGTGGCGTATCCTTCAGACTTCAGAAGATAGGCACATTCGTTACGAGATTTGGCACGATTGACACCTTTATATGTTTTGAAATCCTTATACCAGTAGTCTACAAGCTCTTTGATGCAGTCATACGGTGTTGGATAGTCCTTAAAGGAAGCTTGGATGGTAACAGGACCATATCCATAGTCTTCCCAAGTAGTTTTAACGGTACCAGGACCTTTGATACCAAAATAGTTATTTTTACCAGAAGTAACTGTACCAAATGCTGACTCAAGAGCCCATTGTGCAGCTACTACTTCGGGAAACTTAGCACCAGCGGTAGCTGCTGCAGCTCTGATGCCTTCCCAAGAGTTATTATGTGTATCGGGTTGGACGGGTCCATTGCGCCATGTAGAGACCCACGTGGCATCATCAGAAAGACCGGCAGGACCCAGAAGTTGTTCTAGTTCCTGCACAGCTTTGAATTGATGAGGCAACCCTTTGTAGTTTTTAATTACGTCAAAAAGGTTGATACTCATGTTTAAAAATGTGTTTCTTTTAGGGTGAAAGATGTTCCCGTTCGGGTTGAAAGTTGGATAATTGCCGATTCATTGGTTGATTGTTACCGTTCGGGAAGGTTGATATTTATTGAGTTATGGCTTGAAGAGTTGCGTCAGGGAGACGTTCCGGGAAGTAGGTGAGGCGGTAGATACAGCCACAAAGTTGCTCTCCTCCGCCGTTGTAAGATCCGATGTGGATTCGATCTACAGTAGGCAGTGTAAGGCTCGTATCCGTACCCTCATTAGCCCCATCAGAGTAAATTACCGCATCATTTAACGTAAAGGCTGCTGCAGTCTTTGTATTGTTCAGGGTATCAGTGAAACCTATATTTACCTGAATAACAGTGCTGTTAGTGATGAAGAATTGGTGATCACGAAGAAGGATTCGGTTACCGCTGCCACTTCCGTCGCTAATGTCTACGACATCTCGACCACCGCCAGACGTGACTTTACCTTTGGTCTCACTAAACACCGTACCTTCACTCTGGTTATACCAGCTACTAAAATCACTCCCACTAATACTCGCCACATCCGCCGACCGTGTTAGTGCTGTGCCGGTGGTTGGGATGTAGGAGGTGGCGAAAGATCCGACTTCTAGTTGGGCGCCCCAGATGAGGATGTCAATAGAATCATCAGATCCAGAGCCACCTCGTGTTCCGACATTAAAATTACCGGCTCCTGAGTAGCTAGTTTCTTTGGCTTCAAATCTTTGCCAAGTAGGCGTTACCGTGACAATGACTGTCGTTATACCTACACGCATATAGACTTGCTGATTTGATCCAGTGTTTGATTTTAAGTAGATGGTGCCTGTTTGATTGGCCGTGTAATTGAAAGTTTTTTGAATGTAAGAAATATCACCGCTTGTAGTACCTCCGTTCAGGTTGCATACAAGGCGAGTTGGAGAAGTTAATCCTGGTGAGGCTTCTGCTGAACTGGTTACTTGAGGGACGCTACCTGTACCTGCGAGAACATTGCCCCACAGAGGCGCCGAAAAAGTTTCGCTGTAATCGAGCTCGTTAGTCCTACTCTCCTCCACCAACAACCCAAGGCTCTCACCCGTCGTTGGGTCGTGATCGAAGCGTGGTTGATCAACACTTGATAGCTGAATGATTCCGTTCTCATCTACATAGGTACCAGGACTTTGGTTGGCACCTACTGGACGGCTGAACGTAATCAAGTTCTGACCCGTCATATAATCATTTAGGTTCTTACCTTCTGCAAACCTCAGATCAAGACTAGGAACGACACCTTTGGCATCGCTGTATAGTTTGTTATCACCTTTGGCGGTGTTTGTACAGGTTAGCGGGTTGGAAAGAACTATTTTCCCGGGTGATCCCAAATAGTCGGGACTCCATACCAAAGTCATCACACACCTCCAACGGTGGGACGCTCATACGAAGTAATAACAGCGGGACGATCAGCACCAAGAAGACCACGACTAACCAGCAGTTGAAGACCATCAGTTACACGTTGGTCATCAAGAGCAACACGTTCAGCGTTGGTCAGTTCGACAACAAGAACTTGGACTTCATTAGCAGCAGCGTTCTTAGCCTCGGCTGCGTCGATCTCAGCTTGGTTATCGGGAGTACATGCAGCTTGGTAGGAAGCAACCATGGCTTCATACAGGTCGGTTTGTTCCTGAGTAGGGTTCTCCAGGGCTGCATAAGCAGCTACTGCATTATCATACATCTTCTGTTCATCAGCGGTAGGAACACCACCAATTGGATCAGGTACTACAACACGGTCAGCTGCTGCAGTCAACACATCATTATATTCAGTTGGAGTAAAGCGTGCAAAGAATGCAGCGCTGGTAATCACACCATAGCTGTTGGCATCGGCGTAACGGTGACCATTTTGGGTCAGCAACCACTCAGCATAAGCTTCAGGTGTCAGTCCTGCAGTGTTAGCGGCAAAGATAAGACCATCAATGACGCGAGTGTTAGTAAGAGTAAGAGAAAGAGTATCCATTATTAGAGTTTAATTTGAAGAGAACCAATACTAGTTTTGTAGACATCACCAGTAGTGAGACCACCAGTACCTGCTGCAGAATCATCAGCAAAAGTAGGAACAGTATCCAATACCCTCAAAACAGACGTACCACCTTGCTGCAAATTAAGCAGGTTAGTATCAGCATTAGAGTTAACTGGACCAGTTACATTTACTTTCAAACCTGAGTAAGCAGTAGCAGCACTAGACCAACTTAACTCGGTATTCAAATCACCCGTACCTGCCAACTGTCCAGCATTGTTGTACTGGATGTTGCCGGTTGCTCCAGAGACAAGACCAACAGTACCTGTTTGATCCGGGAAGCTAATTGTACGGTTAGCAGTAGGTGTAACAGCTTGAACAGTGGTAGTAAAAGCACCACCACTATCAAGAGTAATATCACCGTTAACATTCAACGAACCACCAGAAAAGCTCATGTCTGAGCTACTAGCCATTACGTTGTCAAAGTTACCAGTGAATGGATTAAATACTAGAGCCATTAAACAGTCCTCGTAACGGTTTCTAAGCGATTGCTGGCATCATATGTCAAGGTAAGTTGAGCAACAGTAGCACCAGATGCACCACCTTGTTTATAGGAAACAGTCTCAATCTCACCAGCACCGTTACCAGAAGCTACATAAGTAATAGTCAAATAGTCATATTCAGGGAGATG